AAACAAATCCATTTCTTTCTCTTTATGTTCTTTATTTTTTGTGAACTCTGTTAATTTTTTTATGTCTCTCATGTTTTTTAGATTTTGAATTAGGAAACTTAAACGTCCATAGGTCGTCTACAGTTTTGTTTAGTTTTTCAAATATATTGTCGATACCTCCAAAGAACCTTAATAAAAAGTTGTGCATTATTTTTTAAAGATGCTTGACACTTTAATACCAAATGATGCGGCGACTATTGCTCCGAAGATATAAAATATCTCTGAAGGCATAGCTGATAAAACTTCAGCCCAACGCATAAATCTTTCTGTTTCACCGATTAAAGGAAGTGTTAGTATGACTAAAAACCATATTAAAATTAGTTCGTCTTTTATTCCTGAATTTTGTATTTGTGCTACTTGTACTTCTTTACTAGCTTCTATTTCAGCAATTTGTTTATTGCCTCTTTTTTCTAAATGTGTTGAAAGTGCTTTTGTTGTATGACTGATTAAAGTTTTACCTAATAAACTAAAAAGCATAGCCTATTGCAAACATTAATGCTGACCAGATAACTAAAGATAGTAATTTTTTGTCTGTATTCATGTACCATATTTTAACTTTGTTAAGGTATGTTTTAGGGTTTTCTCCAAATATTATCATGTTGTTTCCTGTGTTAATTCTGTGCATTCAAATTTGACTGCAAGTTTTTGTTTGTTAACTAAATCTGTTCCTATATTCTCTACTGCTTGTGATGCTTTAAGGTATCCTTGTTGGATACAATCGTAATGTGTGTCAAACTCTAAAGGCACTACTTTAGGATTGTAACATTGAGGTTGTCCTGCAAATGAACACAAATGCAGTATTAACACGTATTTAAAAACCATTATCTAAAGTTGAAATAACCTATCAGTCCAACTATTAATGTTCCTATAGTCAATATAACTCTAAGTCCCCCTTTGCCCATAGCAACATCTGTTCTTAAAGATTTAATTTCTTTTCTCATTTCTTCTATAGATTTGAGAATGTTATTCATTCGTTCAGCACAAAGTTTCTCATGGCTTGAAAGTCTTACCCCAGTTGTTTGCTCTGCATACATTTGTACTGGATTAACTTTTTTTCTAGCCATTATTTAACCCAAAGAGATATTCTTCCATACTCTCCTGATAAAGCAGTATCTCTGTTGTTTCCTGTATAATTATCACTTCCGTCCATTTGCCAAGTAGTTCCAGTATGTTCATCAGCACCATTATATCTGTCGTGTGTAACAGAGTTGTAAGGTGTTAAGCCTAGTCTCATTGTATCTCTATCGCTGGCACTCATCTCTGTATTAAAATACATATAACCTGCACCAGTTGTCGTACTAATAAATTCATCAACAGTATGTGAGGTATTGTTATAAACTTGACCACTATTAATTTTAGCTGTTAAGTCACTTCTTACTACTGTTCTTAAAGCACCATCTCTACCATATAAACCCATTGTGCCGAAAACATTATCTCCAAAAGATTTAATAGATACTCCTGCATGATATGTTCCAAGTGTACTTGCTGAAGGAGTGGTGTTAGCGTGGCTACTTAAAATATTTGAATTTGTAATTAAAGCATTTCCCGAACTGTCAATTAAACCATAAGACAATGAGTGTGCTGAATTGTTAGCTGAAGAATTACCACCTGAAGTATTACTATCTGAATTTTCTGGTTTATAAGCATGAGGTCTCATATTTTTTCCAAACAATAACCATGTAGCACTATTAAAGTTTCTCAAAACTGTTGGAAATACATAAGTTGTATTTGCTGTGTTTGTTGTAGAAAACCAGTAAACACCTTCTGTTATTGAGCCATTACTTTCTCCTCTATTTGCAAGTATTCTTGTAATTGGATTTTCTGTTTTAGAAACTGGTATAGCATCACTTCTTGAAGTACCAGTTGGTGTGTTCGTAACTATAATGCTAAATGCTCTATCAACAGTTTTAGTATTTGCTGTTGCTCTTAAAGTAAAATTTGAAGTAGTGTCTGCACTTACACTAGAGAGTGTTCCTGTGATTGCACCAGTTGAAGTGTTAAGTGATGCACCTGCAGGTAAAGAACCAGATTGAACTGAATAAGCAACAGTATCACCATCTGGGTCTGTTGCTGATACTGATACATTAGCAGTAGTAGTTTCTCCTAATGAACCTAAAGAACCACTAGCTGTTTGCCAACTTGGAGAAGTATCTACATTAATTTGACTAGCAAGTGTTCCTGCTAAACTATTAGTATTTATAACTTTTACACCATAAGGCTCTTGTGCATTTAAAAAAGATGATTTAGGTGCAACTGCTGTAATTTGTGTATTACTATCTACTGTTACAGTTGATGCGTTAAAATTTACACTAGCACCTACATAAGTAACTGTAGCACCAGAATTAAAACCAGAACCAGTAATAACTATTGTTTGATTACCACCTGCTTGACTATCTACTTCTGTAACGTCAAGACTTGTAATTGTTGGTGGAGCATCAATAGCTTTAAACACAGTACCAGTATAATATTCTGCTAATCCTGTTGTAGTGTTAAATCTAATTTGACCTTGTGTAGAACCTCTTTGTGCTGATGTACCTGTTGCAAGTTTAGTACCTTCTGTACCTGTATCAACTATATCAGAAAAATCTGATGTATCAGTTGAGAATTTATTATTTTTTAAATCTTTATAATTAGACATTTTTCAATAACCACCCTTGTGTTGCGTTTAAATAAACCAAAGTTAACCCTGCTCTTTCAGTTGCTACTGTAAGGTCAGACGTTGCACCTTGAATTTTGTGTGAATTTCTTAATATTGTTAAATTGTTAGTATCAAATGTTCCTGATACATCTAAGAAATGTATTTCATCTCCTGCTGTTGCTGAAGATGGCAGTGTTGCTGATACTGTATTACTTGTAGTATCTATAAAATAATTCTTTCTAATTTCTGTAGTAAAATTTGCTGATTTACTTTCCCAAATTGCACCTAATGCTGAAGCAGGTAATCTAGCTTCTGCTATTGAACCTGTTAAGTTGGCACTTGGTATTCCACCAGTTCCAGTAATATTATTACTGTTTAAATCTAAGTTACCACCAAGTTGAGGTGTACTGTCTTGTGCTAAATCTGTAATACCACCAGAGGTAATTGCTACCCAAGCTGAACCATTGTAGAATTTTAGAACATTCCCAGTCGTATTATAAGCGAGGTCTCCTGCGTCTAGTGAAGATGATGGGTCTGAAGAATTAACTCTGTATTGATTAGCAAAACTGTTTACTCCTGCAATATTCGTAGCTACAGTATTTACATTAGCGATTGAACCACCAACTGTAGTCACGTCAGAAGCAATGTTTTCAACTGCTGAAACATCACTAGCTATGTTTGCTACTGTTGTTACATCACTAGAAATTCCTGCAACAGTCGTTACGCTACTTGCAACACCTGCAACCGAAGTTACATTTGAAGCTATATTTTCTACTGCCGATACATCACTTGCAATACCTGCAACAGCAGTTACGTTAGCTGATATACCTGCGACTGTAGTTACATTTGCTGAAACTCCTGCAACACTTGTGATGTTTGCATTATTAGTTGCAACTGTATTAATATTTGTATTGTTTCCTGCAACAGTATTTATATTTGTACTGTTTGCATTAACTGCATTGATGTTTGTTGAATTTGAATTTACTGCTGATACTGCACTAGAGATACCTGCTACTGAAGTTACATCTGTGTCTATACCTGCTACTGTGTTTATGTTAGCTGAATTAGTATTAACAGCATTTATGTTTGTGCTGTTTGAATTTACATTAGTTACAGCAGTTGAAATACCTGCTACCGAAGTTACATCAGCACTAATTCCTGCAACTGTAGTAACATTGGCATCTATACCTGCTACTGTATTTACGTTAGCTATGTTTGTACCTACTGTATCTACATTAGTAATAGCATTTGCAACTGTGTCAATTTCTGACGTTGCTTCGTTTAAATCATTTGCAACAGTTTCTACTTCACTTACTGCTTCTGCTAAATCATTAGCTACAGCAATTACTTTTGTAATATCTGCGGCAACTGTATTTACTGAACCTATGTTAGTAGCAACTAAACCTATATCTGTAGCATCATTTGCAACTGAAGTTACATCTGCTGATATACCTGCAACCGTTGTAACGTCTGCACTTATGCCTGATACTGTTGTGATGTTTGGTAAGTTTGTAGATATGAATTGTTTGTTGACACCATCAGTATTGTCTACTGGGTCTGCTACATTTGTTAATCTTTTATTTTGTGTGTCCCATTGAAAATTTGTATTATCAATTTTAATTACGTCACCTGCGTCATCAATAGCTTCTTGTGACATAAAGAATGCCTGTTCACTATCTGTATCTAAATCATTTTCAGTAAGAACTGAACCAGACGCATAGTCTGTAAGCCTTGTAGTTTGTGATGTTGTTCTTCTAATCTCAATAGCTACACCTGAAGCAGGTGCAGTATTAAATGTAAGGGTAGTTCCTGCGGCATTCAGTGAATAAGCTGTTGTAGCTGACCCTGCAAGAGTGATTGTTAAGTCACCTGTAGTTCTATAACTAAAGGGTATTGAATAAGATGTTGTACTGTTATCGCCTGTATAACGTACAAAACTATTTGCCAT